TAATATTGCATTTATAACAACAAATTTCTACATTATCTGTTGTATGTCCTATACTATTATCTTTTCTTTCTAAAGTCCATTGCTTTGGATCTCTTAAATCTGTAAATAATATTTTACAAATATTTCTACAATAAAAACACTTATGCTTTGAAATAATCATTTTTTCAATTAAATCATCAAACGTAATAAATAATTTTTTATCTAATTTATGTTTCTTTATATCTTGTTGTTTATATCCAGCCAATTTCTTTTTAATTTCACGACTATACAAATTTTTATATTTAAAATCACAACTACCATACAGTTTTTTAATAGATTCAATCTGTTGTTTTATATCAAATACATTAATATCTGATATATCTTTCATTGTTGCTCTTTTTTTACGTTTAATACCTTTCACAGCTTCTATATTTGATTTTCCTGTAATTATTATTTTTTTCATATAAAAATAATATATATTAAAATAACTATTTAAACAAATAACGAGTAATTATTGTTTAACATTATTTATAAAAAGAGTATAAACTCAATGTGATATATTATATTATATGAAAAATAAAGATGAATGTTTAGAACTTAAAAATATTAAATATAAAACAATGTTAATGAATAACATTCAATCTTCAAAAGAACCAGACGTAACAAATATCGAATCATTTTTGGAAAAAGAAAGAAATATAAATAAAAAACAACATTGGAGTAAGTTAAGTAAATTAACCAAAAAAAATAAAATTCTTGATTATTGGCGTGAATATTCAAATAAACATCAATTACCCGACACGGAAAAACAAGAGTTGAAAGTCTTTTTATTAAAATCATTGGATAGGAAAAAATTACAAAGAGTAAAAGATGTGATATATGATGTAGAAACACAGATGATTATTAATATACCAACATTGACTATTAATAAACAAACAAATAAATATACACTTAAAAATTTAGATAAAAAAATATCTACATTAAAATCCTTAGCTCCTAGAAAGAAAAAAAAGAAAAAGGTAAAAAAAGATAAAAAGGATAAAGAAGATGAAAATAATGATAAAAAAGTTAAAAAGAAAAAGGTAAAAAAAGATAAAGAAGATGAAAATAATGATAAAAAAGTTAAAAAGAAAAAGGTTAAAAAGGAAAAAGTCAAAAAAGAAAAAGTCAAAAAAGAAAATTAATATAATTAAATTGATATAAAGTAAATATAATTATATTATAAAACAAACAAATGTTTCAACAAACACATTTTAATGATTTACCGCTGTTAAATGATTTATATGATATATTAAAAGTGGAAGATGATTTTACAAATACTTCTTATCACGAAGACTTTTTAGAAACAATTGATATATTTATTGATGAATATGTTAATTCGCATATAATTAATTATAAAGAAAAAGACTTTGAAGAGATGGTAAAAAATGCTGTTTATTTGCAGATATTAGATGTTTATAGTGAACAAATAAATTATTTAGAATTATCATTAGACGATACAGTAGACGAATGTGTTTATTTATATTTTACAAAAAATAGTTGCCCTAGATCTTATGAAGAATCCATTGTTATTACGAAACCAATAAATAATATAATTACAAAAACATTAACTAAAATTAAAAATAAATATCAACCCGAACAACGTAGTGCTGACTGGTATCATTTTAGATGGGATGGATTAACAGCTAGTAATTTGTGGAAAATGTTTGATTCGCAATCAAGTTTAAATAGTTTAATATATAGTAAATGTGTTCCTATAAACATTAAAAAATTTCAATCTGTAAATATTGATTCTGCTTTTCATAATGGTCATAAATATGAACCGTTATCATTAATGATATATGAAGAAATGTATGATACAGAAGTAAGTGAATATGGATGTATAACGCATGATACATATGACTTCTTAAAAGCATCTCCGGATGGTATAAATACAAAACGCGGTAATCCTAGATATGGACGATTGGTTGAAGTTAAAAATCCTGTTAGTAGAAAATTAACTGGTATTCCAAAAAAAGATTATTGGATACAAATGCAACATCAAATGGAAGTATGTGATTTAAATGAATGTGATTTCTTAGAAACAATATTTAAAAGTTATGATAATGAAAATGAATTTATGAATGATGGTTCGTTTACAAAAACACGAGATGGAAAACGAAAAGGAATTATTATAAGATATTATGATAATAAAGAACCTATATATGAATATGCTCCATTGAATTTATCAAAACAAAATTTCGATATTTGGTATAATGAAACAATGGAAAAAAATAAAAAATTAACATGGATCGAAAATATTTATTGGTACTTAGAAGATATATCAATCGTATTAGTAACTAGAAATAATAAATGGTATAATAAAGCATTACCTAAAATGATTGAAACATGGGATATAATTGTAAAAGAAAGAAAAAGTGGTTATGACCATAGAAAACCAAAGAAACGAGAAAAAAAAGTTAAAAAAGTTAAAAAAACAGAAGAACCTATTGTATTTAATAATGATGGAACTGATATTTCAAGTGATAACTTTAACTTTTCCTATTTATCTCAGCAAAAAAATAACAAAATTATAATTAAAATAAACACAGAAACAATATAATAACTACGGCGATTTAATGCTTTAATTTCAAATTATAGGATGTTAAATCATTTATATTTTTTCCTTTAATAATAGCAGTTTGTGGAACATAAACTTTTCGCCAAGCGATTTCATTAAAAATAGTTAAATACGGTTCATCAATCAATTTAAATTTATAATTTTTAAAAGCAGGACATAATGGATTTAAAGTAACACTTTTTAATTCGGTAGATTTAATTGAATTAAACATAAATAATAATATTAATTATGTTTATATTTTAATAAGTTGTATATAATGATGAACACATACTAGGAAATGGTTCATTACCATTGCAAGGTGATGATAATAAATTGGGAGAGATGTTATTAGTAACTTGTGCATAACTACTCATTTCTGATTTGGGAACATTTTTTGCTTGTTGATTATAATTTTGGATTTTATATCCCCCTTTTTCAGCTGGTTTAAAACTATTTAATAGTAAAGTATTATACGTTGAAGGATAATTTAACATATTGCTAAACCCTTCGCGATTCATTTTTATAATTAAAACGGCTAAAATACCAACAATTAATAAAACATATTCAATAACTCTTTTCATATAGTATATATAATTTTCATTTAGATAAAAAAACTGTAAATTAAGTAATAAAAATAATTATTTATGATTACCACTTAAAATAATAATAATATATTATTTTACAAATGTCTGAAAAATACGAAGATTGTGTTATTAAAAGAAATGGTAATAAAGAACCAGTATCATTTGATAAAATATTAAAACGAATTAAAACATTAGGACAACAAAAAAGCAAATTACATGTTAATTATACTTCATTATGTCAAAAAATTATTGATCAACTTTATGATGATATTACAACACAAGAAATTGATGAATTAACCGCTCAACAATGTGCTTCATTGGCAACAACTCATCCAGATTATGGTATATTAGCCAGTCGTATTTTGATATCAAATCATCACAAAATGGTTGATGAAAATTATTTAAATGTTGTAGAAAAATTATATAATAATACAGATATTCATAATATAAGGTCACCTATTATTTCAGAAACATTATATAATGTTGTAAAAAACAATCATGAAACAATTCAGTCTTGGTTTGATTATGAACGAGATTATTTATTAGATTATTTTGGATTTAAAACGTTAGAAAGAGCATATTTGCTTAAAATAAATAAAAAAATAGTAGAACGTCCTCAACAAATGTGGATGCGTGTTGCTCTTGGTATTCATTCAGATGACCTTGTAAAAGCAAAGGAAACATATGAGTTGATGAGTAAAAAATATTTTACACATGCTACCCCAACATTATTTAATGCTGGAACTCCTAGACCTCAACTTAGTTCTTGTTATTTAATTGCTATGGAATCAGATAGTATTAAAGGAATTTATAATACATTAGGAGATTGTGCTGCTATAAGTAAGTGGGCAGGTGGTATAGGTATGCATATCCATAATGTTAGAGGTTCAGGAAGTCATATTAGAGGAACAAATGGAACAAGTAATGGTATTGTTCCAATGTTAAGAGTATTTAATAATACGGCACGCTATGTAGATCAAGGAGGTGGTCGTAGAAATGGTAGCTTTGCTATTTATTTGGAACCATGGCATCCAGATATAATGGAATACCTTGATATGAAAAAAAATCATGGAGACGAAGAAGCACGAGCAAGAGATTTGTTTTATGCTTTATGGTTAAATGATCTTTTTATGGAACGAGTAAAACAAAATAAAAAATGGACATTAATGTGTCCTGATACATGTAGAGGATTATCCGATGTTTACGGTGATGAATTTAAAACTTTATATGAAGAATATGAAAATAAAAATATGGGAATGAAAACTGTTAATGCAAGAGATGTTTGGTTTAAAATATTAGATAGTCAATCTGAAACCGGTGTTCCTTATCTTTTATATAAAGATGCTTGTAATAAAAAATCAAACCAAAAAAATTTAGGTACAATTAAAAGTAGTAATCTTTGTTGTGAAATTATAGAATATAGTGATGATAAAGAAACAGCGGTATGTAATCTGGCTTCTATTGCATTAAGTAAATTTGTAGATAAAGCAAAAATTCCGTTTAATGTAAATAATATTAAGATATATACAAAAAATAATTGTAACTGGTGTTTAATGATGAAAAATGAACTTAAGAAAAACAATATAACTTATACAGAAGAAAAAGTAGAAGTGGATGACTTTGAGTCATTTAAAAAGCAACATGGAGTTGAAACCGTGCCTCAATTATATGATGGTGATGAATTAATAGGTGGGTATGCCAAAGTTGCTGAATTATTAAAACCAACGTTTAATTACGATGAATTACATAAAACAACAAAAATAGTTACTAATAATTTAAATAAGGTAATTGATATCAATTTTTATCCAACTACAAAAACAAAAACATCTAATATGAGAAATAGACCAATTGGTATTGGAGTTCAAGGTTTAGCTGATACATTTGCTTTAATGAACATACCTTTTCATAGTGAAGAAGCAACAAAAGTAAATAATTACATTTTTGAAACAATGTATCATGCAGCATTAGAAAAAAGTATGGAAATATCTAAAATAGAAGGACCATATAGTTCTTTTAATGGTTCACCTGCTAGTAAAGGTATATTACAATTTGATATGTGGAATGTAAACGTTTCTAATGATAGATATGATTGGGACCAACTTAAACAAAATATAAAAGAACATGGTATTAGAAATTCACTA